TATCTGCGTACTGAGTAATAGAGAACTGAGCAGCACTAATTGGGCTATCAGGACTGATATTCAGAACTTCGTAGCCACTATAAGAATTAGCATTATTAGTCGCTGGATCATTGTACATCAATTCCTGTAAGATAACATTCCCGCCTGAGAATGGCTTAATGTTGCCTTTTTGCTCAAGTCTTTGTAGGATTGCGTTGTTTTGTGTTAAGTTGTCTGCCAATTCACCACTACGACTTTGAATAGTCGTTGCGATAATATCGGTTATTGCTGAGTTAGCGAATGCCATGATATTTTTCCTTAAAAAATAGATTAAACTCGACCACCCATAGCTTGAGATAATTCTTTCTCAAGAATAGATCGTCTATCCTTTGCTTCTGTTTGTCCACCTACGCCATTAGGAGTAACGGAACGAGGACTGACAGCAGTTGCTTTAGCCTTTGCTACTTGTTGTGCCTTAGATTGCTGTTTAGACGCTTGAGTAAGGAGTCGTTCTTGCTCTACTGCCCATACATCATCGTTCATACGCACAGCTTTTGCATAAGCCGTTTCAAGGTTATGAGCTAATCCACGTTCAAGTAATTGAGCCATGTCCTCTCTAACCGTTTCAAAATGTGGAAACTTCTCCACATCGCTTGCTACTCGATTGATTTCACCCATCAACCGATTTTGTTCTTCCTGTTCGTACCGATTCTTAATTGTTCCAACTTCTTGATTTACCATATTCAACTGGTTCATCAACTGCTGAATATAAGGATCAGTTTGTTGAGGATTTCCGTTTAATTGTATGCCATAATCCTGTGCAAGTCTATTAAACATCTGTACTTTTTGCTCATAAGGTGCTTGAGCTAATACAAAGTGCGATTTTACTAAATTATCTATCAAAGCAATTTCATTAATGCCTTGCTGTTGTAAATGCTGTCTATATGGTGCAATAGCGTTTTCTAGAGGTTTAATCCTATCCACTTCACTTTTGTAAGCAGATACGCCTTTTTTATATTCTGTTTCACGCTGATTAGCATATTCAGCAAACTTAGTAAACTCGTCTTTAGTTACAGGTTCATTCTTTTCTAGCTTATCCCAAATATTGAGATATTCTTTTTTCCAAGTAGTAGGTCTTTGAACAGGTTTTACTTCTTCTATTTGTTCTTCAGTAGGTTGCTCTACCTCATCTTTTGGTTCTTCGAGTATTTCTTTTTCGACTATTTCTTCAGGCTGTTGTTCTTCTACAACATCTTCAATAATCTCATCTTTTTTCTCAAATGCTTCTTCTAGTGCTGTTCTTAAATCTGCCATGTTTTTCTCCAAGTTGTCGGATTAATACCTAAGTTTTGAATATACAATTTCACCAATTGCTCGTCTGCGTTCATCTTGCGATTTTCTACTAATTGCTACTGATTTTGGTGCTTCTTGTTTTTCGTTGCCTACTTCTATACAGCCATGATCTCGTAAATGTGTTCGATGATGTGACCTTGATGTTATCCAAGAACCATCTATTTGTGATTGATACGGTTGAATGTCTGGTGCAACCATAGGTGCTTGACGTTTTATCATGGTTTGTTTAGCTTCCCATGACTTTAGAGCTTCTTCTTCGCCTAAAGTTGGTGTCCAATGTGCTAAATATACTTCTTTGTCTGTCATTACATCCTCGCTATCAAATCAGGTATTTTATGATAATCATTAAAATCAACAGGTATTACAGAATCGTACCAAGTGCCATGTTTCCATCGCCAACATTTAAATTCATCTCTAGGCATTAAAACAATACATTTTACTCCTAAAGCACCTGCTAAATGAGCCGTTCCTGTATCTACAGTAACTATTCCTCTCATTGCTTTGATATGACACGCAGTTTTAGCCCAATTTGTTTTCCAGCCATTGTCTGGTAATGGATGCCAAAACTTATCTTCTTCAGGATTCAATGAATAAGCGTTTTCGCCTACTAATTGCAACATATCTATAGGATTCATTGTCCGTACATAATGTAAGATGCCTTTAGATGTAGCCCAATTAACACCTATTTTCTTAGGAATGTTACTAGGAATAGCATCAAAATAACCTTCAGAACCTACAATTTTAGTCTTTGTAAGTGGAAATAACGCTTTGACGTAAGGTGCTGACAATGATATGTAATAAGGTAATGAAATAGCACCTATCCAATAGTCTGATTCTGTTGCTATGCCTTCTTCAGGCATATTGCTAAGTGCATCAACGCAATCCATTTGCCCAATAAGCTCATGGAGTGAGCCATGTTGCAATATAGTTACTCGTTTTGCACCTAATACTTTAAGTGCTGGCAAAAACCTAGCATATTGAATAATATCGCCAAAGCCTTGCTCTTGAATAACTGTAATTGTTTTACCTAATAATGATTCACCTCTCCATACAGGCATTTTTAATGGCTGACTATAAGGTATAGATTGATTCGCCATGACTTCAGGATGCCAACGATATTCAAACAATCTAAAACCAGCATCTAAACGACCAGCGTGTAAATGCTCATAGGCTTTTTTGTATTCTGTATGTGGATTTAAAGTAAGATTGCTAATATGCTTTCCTCATCATCAAGTTCTGTCTTACGTTTTGCTTCATAAATAGCAAACTCCATCTGAAGTCGTGCTTGTTCTTGACGTAATGCAATTTCACGAATAATACGGTCTTTTTGATCCACTAGACTTTGAATGTCAAATTCGACTTTCTCAATCTTAGGTTCGATTAATTTTACTTTCTTTTCAACGACTTTTGCAACTTTTTTAGGATCAACTAAATTAGCAATCGCTTCTTTTCTTGCTTTAATCTTTTCTATGCGTAAACGATTACGTTCATTTTCTGCTTTTCTTAACTGTTTTTGTATTTCTCGAATACGTTTAAGTTCTTCTTTAGATATGCCATCATGCATATCCATTGTATTTGGAGCAATATAAATCTGAAATGCATTGTTTTGAAACGCATTAGCTTGGAAAGCTGTTGAAAACATTAGAATGTTCCACCAGATATGCCAACGAATTTTGTGCCAGTTATCGTTGTGCCTGTAATCGTGTTAGCTGTTGTGCCACCTATTGCAGGAGGACTTGATAAGTCTAATGTACCACCTAGAGTAAGATTGCCACTAGAAGTTACTGTACCACTTAGTGATATACCTGATACTGTGCCTGTGCCACTTACTGACGTTACTGTTCCACCTGATGATGGACTTGTATTGGTAATTGTAAAGTTAGGATAAGTGCCACTTGTGCTGATTCCTGTGCCTGCCGTTAATACTACGGTTTGATCTGGAGCAGTATTTGTAATAGTAAGTGTGCCACTAGAAGTAATTGGACTTCCTGTTATGCTAATTCCTGTGCCAGCAGTTGCAGCAACGCTTGTAACTGTACCGACAGATATTGATCCACCTAAACTTGTGCTAGTGCCGTTAATAGTAATAGCTGAGTTTGCTAATTGTGCGTTTGTTATTGTGCCTGATAAGTCTGTAGTTGGTATAGTAGAAGATGCCGTTAATGCACTTGTACCACTACCTTTTACATAGCCTGTCAAAGTAACTGCACCTGTACCACCATGATCTACACCTAAAGTACCAGTAATGATTGATGCTGGAACTGCTAAAGGTGTAGTTTGTTTTACATAGATATGTCCTGTTGTACTATTTACAAATGTAACTACACCCACTTGAACTGTTATTCCTGTTGGTGGAATAGTGTTCATTAATTGACCAGCAGAGTAAGGACTTAGATATAAGACTTGACCTACTGTAAAAGTGCTTGTATTAACATTATCAATTGTTCCTTGACTTGTTACATAACCAATTGCACCGTTTGCTATTGCACCATTTGTTAGCCCAATGACTGCTGAAGTGCTTGCTACATCTGCTTTTGCTAATGCAATATTAGGATATGTTTGACCACTTGATGTACCTGTTATGTAGACAGGACTGCCGTTTGCAATGGTTGAGCCTGTATTGTTGATAACTTTAACAATTAAGTCTTGCCCAAGATGAACAGCTAACGCAGATGAATCATTGTAAAAAGCTAAAGCCTTTTCTGTGCTGTCATACCATACTCGACCTTCAGCATAACTAGGTGCAGCAGTAGGTGTAAAGTCCTCATAATTACTGATAGTAGGATTTGATTGTGTTGCACCTGTAGCCAATACAACATTACCTGTACCTGTAGAAGATAAGCTAATAACTGGTGTTGTTGTTCCATTAGCGACATTGACTGGTGCTGTTCCACTAACATTAGTAACAGTTCCTAATGGATTTGTAGCCCATGACGTATTAGAACCGTCAGTCGTTAGATACTTACCTGAGTTTCCTGTCTGACTAGGTGCTAAAGCATTAAAGCCATCATTTGCCGTACTTGCACCAGTTCCACCATTATCTATTGGTACAGTTCCTACTAAACTATGTTCTGCGTTCCAATCAGATGGTCTAATTAGCGATGTATCTGCATCATCAGGTATGGTTGATACCTTCGTGTGTTTAACAGTTATCGCCATTACTGGACTCCTACGATTTTACCTTGCTCATCTCGAATTACTTGTTTAGGTCGATTACTCATAGCGTGTTGTTGTTGTAAAGTGCCGATTAACTGACCAATTGTATCTGTCATTTGTTGATTGCTTTGACTAATTGCATTAGCGATAGGTGCAAGTGGATGTTCTTGAGCTTGCATCATGTCAGCATCATTTTGATATTCGTCAAATGCTAGTGCTCCATCGTCTAATGACTTGCCAATACGAGCAACTTCTACTTTTGCACCGTTATTAATGTAAGCAAGTAATAACTGAGTATTTCTTTCAGTCATCATCTTCATCTGTGCGAGTTTCATTTCCATCTCACGATCAGCTACTTGTCTTTCATGCTCTAATTGATTACGCAATGCGTTTTCTTGAGCTTGCATCTGCTGTTTATTCGTCTCAGCTTGCATCTGAGCTTGTATTTTCTGCTGTTCAATCTGTGCTGACATCTGCATTTCTGCTTGTTTTGCTTGTGATTGTGCTTGAATCTTCATCATTTCAGGATTAGGCTGTGGTTGTTTAGGTTGTGCAGCCATTTCTTTCAATTTGTCTGCTGTTTCATCTATTAAACCTTCTAATCCTTTGCCTACTTTAAAGCCTGTTACACCAAATTTAAGCATTTCCATCGCCATAGGCACAAGTTCTGGTGCATTTTGACCTAATGGAATGATGTTTTGCATGAAATTACCTACAGCTTGCAAGAATTCCATACGATCTTGCTTTTCTTGCATCTCATCTTGATAAATCATGCTATCAGAAGTTACTTCGATTCTGAAATTCTTAGCTGATTCGTCTTTTAAAAGCATTAATGCTTGTGGAACTAACTGCTTATCTTGATCGCTTAACTGTGCTGCACCACTTATTCTGACGATTGTTTCTTCAGTAAAGTGTTTACAGATAATCTGTGCTTTTAAGTTCAGTATCTTAGTCGCAAAGTTCACAACATTATGTTGCATCGTCTTTAATCGACCTGCTGCGTTATTGCTCTTGATTATCTGAGCACCTAGCGTTTCGTTAGGATCAGTCTGGCCACGCTGAATGTCAGCAATGCCCATAATCTCGTAAATCTGACCTTTAACTTGATCCATTGCTTGATAGCATGACATCAAAGCACTAGCAAATGGTTGAATATCTACCAAGTCAATAGCACCACGAAGTCCTTGTTTCTCAGCAAATGCTCCCCAGTTCTTAACAGGTATGAGAGTATTGTTTTCGCCTTCAGAGAATAAACGATTAAGTTCGCTTGCACTTGCATCAAATACACCACGCACTTTTAACGCATTAATCAAGCCATCTATTCTGTCAGCCAAAGTATCCAGCTCTTTAGCTTGGTCTTGATACATCGTAAAGTCAGGAATAGGCTCTAAGTTCTCAGTCGTGATGTTTGAATATAACGGCTTAGGACAAGGAAAAAATCCTTCTAGCTCTAATGGATCAGGTTTCTCATCGAGAATCTTACCCATTGACTTACTTAACCAAATAGCATCGCCTGTCTCTTTATCCCATATCTCATAAATAAGAGCTTGCTCAGGCATATTTTGATTCTGAGTGTAAGACTTACCTTCTTCAGGTTTCATGTCTAAAGGAATCTCATAGCCTAATTCTTCGCCAAAGCGTTCAACTAAAGCATTACGATTCATATAGACTTTACGATATACCCATGTGACTTCTTCCCACGTTCTACCTACTGAGTGACCAAAATCTCTCCAATGGATGTAATCTACAGGAGCACACTCGTACTCAATTTCTTCTTGCGTCTCATCAGGACTTTCATCCATGTCATCCACAACGTCTGACACTTCTAAACCATCTTCAGGAAGTCTTTGCTCGCTTGCAACAATATGTGGCTCATATCTTACCCATGCAGTTCCACGACCACCAATCATTCTGTCAAATACAGATGAATCCATTGCAGTCTTGTAATCAGAGTAATGCTCTAATTCGTACTCTAAAGCACGTTCTAGCAACATACAAGCAACTCGACCAATAGGATCGTTATCCTTAAATCTACGAGTTACGTCAGGTCTAGGAAGTCGTGCGAATACTGCTGGTGTGATGGTTTGAACATTAGAATAAAGAATATTGAATCGAGCATTAGGATTGTTTTGTGTTCTTGAATCGTCTCTGTAACGCTTGAGAATCTTATCAGCTCTGCCTTCCCACTTCTTGAAAGCTCGTTCATAAGATAGGATTCTATTGTACCAATCCGTATATGTATGCTTCATATTCTGCCACTCCTTATTTTAGGCGATGCTGCCCATAATTCGTTCAATGTCGTTTCGTTTTCACCTACTGTAACTCCACGAATAGAGTGGTCTTTCGTGATAGCTTTATCTTCATCTTTCCATGCAATACTGAGCATCCTCCAAGCGTCACTACCATGAGAAGTCCAGTCGTGTCTAGGTTTATCTCTAAACACCTTCTTGTCCTCATCATACTCACGTTGATACTGTCGTAAGCACTCAATACCATCAATACATTTGTGATCAAACCACGACCTTTGTAATGCCATTCTACTTGCTTGAATACCATCTTGTAAAGATAGACTTGGTACTATTTTAAGCGATTCTATTGGTATTTTGTTAGATATTTGCTCAATAATTGACTTTCCACCACTTGCTAAAGTCTTTGCTCGTGCATCGTGAGGTAGCCAATGTATGCCATATTCATACTTATATTCACGTTTTTTCTGTTGAATCAAGTCAGTATAATATTCGACTGTCTCACCATTTGAGCTATGGTAGTCTAATACTCGTATTTCCCCATGAATGACTTGATACCACCAAATACTTGTATCGTCACTATAGCCTAAGTCCCATGCAGTATTGACTTTAAACATAGGATCATGCTCAACGTCTGCAATTCTGCCTTGATCTGTTAGCTCACGCATTTCTTTACCGTAATATGCACCCAATATAGCTGATTCAAAGTTACACTCAAACTCAGCTTCATACTGATCTTCTGACATCATGCTACGAGCATCATCAAGTTCTTCTTGTGGAAGTATCTTGGTTTGGCTTGCTCTTAGGACTTTAACGTACCAGTTCTGTTGTTGTTCAGCTTTACTAAATATCTCGTAGAAGCCATTATGTCCTTTAGGTGTGCCAATAAATGTGGCCCAACCTAATCTGTCAGCAAGTAATGGTCTGACAATCTCACCCCATAATCTAGGTTTCATATCAGCCATCTCATCTAACACTACGCCATCAAGGTAATTTCCTCGTAATGCGTCTGGATTATCACCACCAAATAATCGTATCTTTGCACCATTAATCAGCTCTACCCATAATTCAGATTGATTAGCTTGCTTGCGTACAGGTTCAGTAAAACGTAATAAATATGACCAAGCAATAGACTTTGCCTGTGCGTAGTAAGGAGCAATATAAGCGTATTGTGCGTTTTCCTTACTTTCTGTCAATGCTCTATAAATTGTGTCATTAAGAACTGCTACAGTCTTGCCACAACGTCTGTGTGCGACTATAACTGCCCATCGTTCATGTCTATCGTGAAAGTCTTGGAATACAGTTCTAGGACTGTAATCAAGTTCTATTTCTATGACTTCTTCCATGAAAGCCTATAGTGAATAGGTTTAGCTTCATCTCCCACTACTTCAGTTCTTGCAAGTTTAGGCACAGAATATTCAACTAAATTTTGCACAATTTCACAGGCTTTAGCTGGATTAGGCTGAACAATATACTTTCCTGTCTTATCGTCTAGGATGCCTTCAGCAGTCGATACAATCCACGATTGTAAGAATGGTAGGTTAGCATCAAGAAGTTGTTTAACAAGCTCACGAGCCTCTTGAGTGACCTTATTAGGCACTCCTGCCTTTCTTCCACCGTTCTTTTTTCTACTTTCGTCTACTTTATTATCCATATATTCTCAAGTTGTTGATTTATATAGGTATGATTCTAACATTAAATTTTAAGAAAAGTATATCTAAAGGTGAATCATCACACATGAACCAAGCATTAAGAAGTAAATGCTCTATTCCTTCCGAAGATAATGTTCAATCGTTAAATAGTTAGTCATTTCACCTTTGTCTATTTAACTTGTGCTATACCCATTTAAGTTAGCGAGGCTTGCAGTTAAGGTTAGAACTAGCCTATGTTTACTTCCACGCAACCCATGTAGGTTCTTAATATCGTTTGGAGTACGGTCACCCAAATGAAAATGCCCATTCAACTGAGTTGGTGTGGAAATCTAATATAAATCACCTCAGAAGAACTTATATTAGAGAACCAACCCATGTGAATAGGCACTCTCTGAGGTTTATCAAGTTTCCACGCCTGACAATTTATTATAACGAGATTTTCGTTTTTCTACAATGAGTTTTTTACGACATTCTTTTGAACAGTAACCACGAACTCTAGCATGAATAAACGCTACTTTTTGATAATACAAACCACACTTACATTTTTTGTAAATTAATGGAAATATCAATTAAAACCTGTCATTTTTAACGTATTCAAAACGCTTTTCTAGCTCTTTACGTCTAGCAATACGTTTAGCTTGGTTCTTTTCTAATGTAGATTCTTTATGTTCACGCAATAATGCTT